AAAAGAATCTCTTGATCGATTTCAGCTGTAATTTCTTGAGCCAATGCAGCCATGATTTCTGCTTCAACGTCAATGCCGTGCATGGCTTGTGCGTCTTGTGCAGATTCAAATGTCCAACGAGCTTGTAACTTGCGTGTTTTAGCTTCAACAGCTTGTTTCAAGATTTGTACGGAAATTTGCTTACCGCCTGTACCTTCCATAACTGCTGTGTTGTTACCAGTGTACTGGTTTGCAGTACCCTGTGTTTGTGGCACAGTACTATATGCTGTAGCAATGGTAAATGGGCTTAGAGCTTCTTGGCCAGCTGTTACACTTGTTGCAGCACTGCTACTATCAGTCAGAGACTGAGCATAACGTACACGCAACGTGTGGATTTGTCCTACTGGACCTGTCATTGGTTGAACACCAACTAACTCGTTAGCGATAACGGTTGGCATTACACGACGGATAACTGGAAGAATCACACGGTTTAATGTAGCGATGTTACCAGAAACAGTAGAACCAGAACTTGCGTTCTCACTCAAATACTTCTTTGTGTTCTCGAGGATGACACTCATAGATGTACGCTTGGATCCGGATAAACCTTCCAAGAGTGCGTCTTTAGTTTCACTCCAACGACCTTCTAATAATTCTTGTGACATTTAAGTCTCCTTATTTTTCTTTGGATTTACAGCCCTGCCAAACGCTTTAGATCGATCACGTTGCTGTTTTCTTCAACTTGATCTGCATCTGGACTGCGGGCAGATTTATCGCCAGTTGCGATAGAAACACTCTCTGTGATCGCCTTGGAGGCTTTCGCGGAACGGTCTTCTAACACAGCTGGTAGATACTTTTCGAAAGCATTAGACAAACGACTTGTCTGTACACTTTCGAGCAAATTACGCATAACATCTTGTTTCTCTCGGTTAAGAGGAGCAAGCAAGTCTTCCAAGGTGCTGTTACGCTCATTGGATTCTTTGATCATACGGATTTCGCGTTCTTTTGATTCAACCAGAACTTTTGCTTTCTGGGTGAATTTGATGGCTTCTGCCAGTTTAGCATCTTTTGCAGCGATTGTATCATGCAATTTACGAACTTCTTGCTTCTCATTTAAATGAGTTGCACCAAATTCACTTGCATACGCTTCAAAGATACGACGACCAAAATTGTTCTCACGAGCAACTTTAATGTCTTCTCTTAACTGGGTCATTTCAGCCTTGAGATGTCGAGTAACAGCTTGAGTCATTTTTTGTGCAGATTCTGTTACAAATCGGCTCTTCAATGTCTCTAACTTAGCACGAGCTTCACGCACCAAACGAACTTTAGTATTAACTACGTCTTGTTTGTCTGTTGCAAATTCTTGAATCTCACGTGCCAATGCATGTACTACAAAGCCTTCCAATTTCTGGACGCCTTCTGCATGCATCTTACGGTCCTTACGCAATTCGCCAATTTCTTCTGCTAATTTGGTCACCATAAAGTCGTTGAACTTTGTGGAACTTTCTTTCATCTTAGCTTGGAAACGGACGCGGTCTTCAGCAAGTGATTGCTTTTCAGCTTTCAATTGCTCAACTTCTGCGTTCAAACTTTCTGTTACCATACGATCTAGGGCTTCGACCATCACTTGTTTGTCATGCTCATAGCGTTGTGCAAACTCTTCGCGGAGTTCTGCACGGGCTTGTTCCCGGGCTTCAACAATCTTGGCTTCCCAAGCTTCGTTGATTTCAGCTTTCGCTTCCTCGGTAACTAGCTCACTATCTAATAACGGCTTGAGTGCGTCTAGCATTTTATTTCCCTTCAATCTTGAGACCACGTATTAGACGAATTACTTCGTTCTGGACGTATCTCTGTGCTTTGTTGCTCTTACTTGGATCTTTGAACATTTCTAACAATCGCTGTCCGCCGGTATGATTTAACAAACCTTCGTAAATTGCTGTTGGATATGCATTTGGAGCACTTGGTTGAGCAACCACATCGACAGTGACTATTTCAAAGTCACTGACATGTCCGTTGGCGTCGTTGACGTTACCGCTGCCACGACTGCTAACACCTAATTTAACACCATTAGTCAACATAGTTTTCACTAGTTCACCCATTGGTGTTGGTAATATCTTGAGAGTTCCCATTCCTGCAGGGCCATCCATCCACATTTTTTCAATCATGTGACTAACACGATCCAAGTTAATTTTCAAGTCATCTGGGTGATCAACTTCACCTAACACACTATGACCTGTGACAATTTGTTCGTTAATGGTTTCTACCGCTTTGGCAATTTCGCTAACCGGATATACTCGCTCGTTGGCATTACGAACACCGCCCTCAATACAAATGCCTTTGAGTTTGAGTGTTTCGTGCTTTTTGCCATTTACATCAACTGCTTCCTCAAGCAAGACTTCTGCCTTGGCCTGAGTGAAGCTTAGATGTTCTTGTAGATATGTGTAGCGAGCCATATCTCTAATTAAGCCTTAGGAAATGGAGTTTTTGTGTTTACACCACTGGCTTGTGCTGTAACTGGCTTTGGTGCGGCTTGTAATTTACTAGCAGCTGTACCCTTGCCTGGAACATTTTTAAACTTACCAGCTTCTGGCAAATCTTTTGTTCCAGGAGCACTACGTCCTTGTGCTGTGTCACCGGTCATTGTAACTGGCTTAGCAACTGCGCCTCTGGAACCACTGTTAGCGGCCACTGGGCTCTTGGAGTTAGCACCGTCGTCACCGCCTGTTGGCATTGTAACTTTGTCTAACTGAACGTTTTCTTCCATCATTTGACCTTCGTCGGCAAAGGCCATTGTGTCGTCTTGAGCCATTGCATCGCCGCCCAATTCTTCACCATCGTCGCCAGCCAAGTCAGATTCAATACCGTCATCGCCCATCAATGACTCAAATTCAGCCATTAATTCGTCTAACTTATCTTCTAAGTCAACCACGCGATCTTCGATGTCGCCTTCGTCATGGTCTTTTTCCATGCCGTGTGTTAAATCTTCGCCATCTTCTTCTGCTTCGTCATCAAATTCTGCATCGGACTCGTCGCCTTCAGCCATGCCTTGTTCTTCAGCTTCGATACTGTCGCCGAGTTCTTCGTCACCCATCATGTTTTCGTCGAGTTCTTCTTCGTCTTCTTCATGCAGTTCGTCGTACTCAATGTCTTTGGCAACCTTTTTGCCTGCTTTTTCAGCATGGTCGTCGCGCTCAGCGTCAGACTCTTCGTCCAACTCTTCTTCTTCGTTCATCAAGTTTTCATAGATTTCACGGGACTTTTCTACCACGATATCGTGGAAAAGTTCTTTGGCTTTCGCCTCTTCGTCGTTGATCACGTATTCGATCAACTGTTCAAATTTCGATGTCATATTTTCTCCTTAAGAAATGGCTCGTAAGGTATTTAATACGAATGTATAATATTGGTACTTTTGAGGTAGATTTCCGCCAGATTTGACAGTTTCGTTACAACGGAGCAGGTTCTGCTGTGGCACCGTATTGTTGTTGAATATCTTTTAATTTTTCTTTATATTCATAATTACGAACATCATTCATTTGTCGTAACTTACTGATCTGTCGTAGAGTCAACCTTGTTTTACGCAGATCTTTCATCTGTGTTTGGCTGTTATCTTGACTGAGATCTTGATAAGCTTCTGGGCTACGGTCGTACAATTCATTAAGGATCATACTAGTATTTATACTCCAGGCACGCCGCCGCCGGCTGGTGCTGCTGATTGTCCAGGAATTTGGCCGGCTGTAGTAACACCGCCAACACTGCCCTGTGGATCGCCTGCTGCACCATCAATTTCTGCGCCGGCAAGTTCTTGACCCATTTCGATATCGCTTTCAATTCCGGCTGGATTAACGCCAATAGATCGCATTTGTTCACCAGTGGCTGGCTGTAATTCTGGCTTGGCTTTTTCTTCACGCCACATTACTTCGTTTTCTTGGATTTCTTCTTCACTTAATCCTAGGTAACGTTTAAGCATAAAACGTTTACTCATGTAAGGCAACGACTCTACCTGCATGAATGTGCCCACACGATTTGTGTCTAATTCAGCTTCGCGATAGCTGGCAAAGTTCTGTGGAGGTGCTAGTCGAACTGAAAATAGTCCAGCATCAATGTTAAAACCTCTCCAACGCAGGAACATCTTAAACTCATCGTCTAACTTCTGCATGATTAAGTTTTGTAAGCGTTCGCAGTATTGATTAAATCGAAATTCTTGGATAAGTGCTGTGCCTACACGACCGTCGTTCATGGGCAAATTGCTGTCATCGGGTCCGGTAGGCAAGTAACTGCTGGGTACACGCAGGCCACGGGCCATTTTGTTGTTGAAGTATTTTAAGTCATCAATTTCGCCAAGGTTTTGACCACCTTGTAATGTATCTACACTACTGCCACGTCCAGTTTCACCGTTGAATGGAAAGAAGAAATCTTCGTTGATACTCAATGGATTGTAACTGGCATCCATCATGTTGGCTCCACCACCTGTTACAGTAGGAATACGACGTTGATGCATTTCATTTTTAACACGCTCAACAAACTGCATGGCCATATGACTTGGCATGTTGCCCACGTCAATTTTAAAGATTCTGCGTTCTGGAGCACGTTGAACACGATAGATAAGCACCGAATCTTCTAGCAGTTCTTTTTGCTTGTAAACTTTGAAAATATTTTCTAGGATGCTTTGCCCAAATGGCCAGAAATAATCTAGACCTTCGTTTAGGCTCAAATGCACAATGTGACGTGCATCTAAACAACTTTCGTTCATTGCCTGTTGGAAACGACTAGTTCCAGACGAACCTCCGCCACCACCACCTGCTGCACCGCCGTTGGGCTGAGTATAATTTGTACCACCCACTGAGCCTGTGGCCCGTGACACATAGTAGTCACTAGTGGTTTTTTGTGCCACACTCATGTTTTGGAAGTTAGGGTTAATGTCACGAATAATATACTGCTCAGGACGCTTACCTTCGCTTTCGTTTACAATAACACGACTGACCTTGACCATGTCAACCCAGTACAATTCAAATGTTTCTGGATCTCGCACAAATACTTGATCTCCGTACTTGATAGTATTACGGAACATCTTAAACATACGCTGGTCAAACTTGTTGAGCTTGGTCCATTGTTGTAATTGTTTTTTAATAATTTCTACTTCGTGATCTGTGGGCTTGTCATTGAACTTGATGTCAAACGGTGTGCTGTTTTCTTCATTCATCTGTGTGGCAAATTCAGAAATAATATCCAAGCAAGCATTTACTTCACTGTCGCAATCCATGTTTTCGTATTGATTATAACGCTCAACACGATTTGGGTGACCAGAATAAACTTCTGGTAAACGCGACGCATAATTGCGAAAGGCAAAGTCGTTTCCCGATCCGCCATTCTCGTAACCGGAGCCGTCTTGTCTTTGGTAGCCAGGAAGTCCAAACTGATTTGTGCCAGAAATTGGACTCAGTTGCCCGCCAGTATTTGCTACCTTAAAGTACTTGCGCCAGCCGCCGTTGCGACCATTTTTGCCGTTGTCAATTGCCATAGTTTATTATTTATTGTATTATGAAGCTTGCTGTAATATCTTGTTGGAGATATCCACGTGTTTTTGCATGGCTAACATTAGGCTGTCAAATTTCTGTAGCTGTTCGGTAAACATGCCCACGCGGCTGGATATCAAGCTATCAAACCCGTCAGTTTGAACTGGAATACCCGATTGTTTTCCAGGTAGCGGAACCACTGCTTCATTACCGTGTAGTGTTGCCGCATATCCACCAGCTGGGCCAGATAACACACCGCCGTTGGCCGCAGACATTGTTTTACTGCCACTGCCGGCCTGTTCAATCATGCCAGTCACTGTTTCGGCACGTCCTTTGACTTGCGAGAACCACTTGCTATCACGCAGTCCTGCAGATGCACCTTTCCAGTCGCCAGAAGCCAAGGCCTTTGCAGTGTTTGGAAATTTATTCCACCATTGACCCATATTAAATGCCAGATCAATCATGGCACCTTTGCCGATGTCGTTAGCCTTGTCCCAACCTGGAGTTCTTTGGGCTATGGCATAGTGTTTGGTAAAATCTTCTTCAAACATGGCCATTATTTCTTGCTGACTAAATTCACGATCCATTGCCGCCGGTAGTGTTTTGCCATCGCCTATTAAGTGCCCAACACCCACTGTCCACAGCCCTAGAGAATCTTTGTAAGGTTTAGTTCTTAGTCCTTCGTGTTTGATAATCATTTGCTTGATAGCATCAAGCCCAGCAGTCATCACAGCGCCGGCAGCTGCGGTGGTACTTGTAACTTTTTCAGTTAATTTTGCTTTGGCTTCTTCAACTGGCGCGGGCGCCGCAGAAACAGGAGCACTCGGAGCTGGAGCAGGGGCACTTGGGGCTGGAGCAGGGGCACTTGGAGTGGCTTTGGGTGCTGGAGCAGGTGTTGCCGCGGCCGCTGGAGCGGCTTTGGGTGCTGGAGCAGGTGTTGCCGCGGCCGCTGGAGCGGCTTTGGGAGCGGCTTGTGTTCCTACTGGTGCTCGTTCTTGTACTTTAGTTGTTCCACCTGCGCCACCTGTAACTGTGGTTGCTA